GTTCAATTGATGTAAGTTTTTAATCATGATATCATTACTTAAAATATTACGTGAAGAGATTGAACGGGAAGAAGAGAATGTAACTTACAAACGTGAGGTGTTAAACCTTTCCCGTGACTTTATTAAACAGTTCAATACCAAACTTGGAAAACGTTTCAAGTATGAGACCACAGGGCAGGTACAGGGTGTTGATGATATGGGTGAAGAGATACCGTTCGAGTTGACGATTCGTGTAGTACCTAACAAGAAATTGGAAGGATATCCGTACTCAATAGAGGCATGGGCAATGACTGATGAGGTTGAGATGAATATAGAGTATAACCCACTCGTATTCCCAGCCGCGTTCAATGATTTCATTGCGGAGGTGAAGGAAGGTCTCAGACACGAGATGGAACACATTGCACAACGTCAGAAGAAAAGTAAAAGAATAACTTGGGTTGATAGGGGAGACAGGTCATTTTATGAATACTTATTACTACCACAAGAGATACCCGCGTATATTCGTGGGTTGAATACAAGAGCAAAAACTAAACGAATAACACTTAGTCAGGCATTCGAAGAGTATTTTAATGATTATCGAGACTCTTTTGAAAGTGAATCTGAAATAGAATTAGTTAGAAAGGAATGGTTGCGGTGGGCGAAGAAAAACCTACCTAAAACTAAAATATAGGAGATATGTGTGAAATCAAATTTATTATGCGTATTTACCACCCAACGGGATGTGGATGGGGTGGTAGAGTCAATTATCGAAACTTATGAATTAGAATCAAATAGAATTTTCGTGTTTAGTAACGAAGAGAATCCGATACAATACTATTGTACATTTAATGTAGTAGGTGAATATCAGTTAGCAAAATCTACGATATCGGTACATAGGAAATCTGAATCAAGTACATTGTATACTATCAATGCATTAAACGAGATTATTAAGAATGTAAACAATGGAATCTTTGAAGAGGGTTACCGAATTGATTGGGATTTATTTAAGAATATGTTACTAATTATACGGGGTGGGGAAGTAGTTCGAATCCCGTTAAGATTGGAGAGGGTTGTACGGGTATAAAAAAAACTTAAAAAAATTATCATAATTATTTGGATTATTCAGAAACTTTACTTAACTTTACTAAACCACATTTATTCACTTAAATTTATTTACTTATGAACTTAGACAAAATCCGTGAACGATTGGATTCGTTCAACAAACAGGCTAAACCGAATGGGACTCGGGTAGTCTGGAAACCCGAACCTGGCGCACAAGTGGTACGCCTATTACCCTATGTACACAACAAGGAATGGCCTTTCTTGGAACTGTACTTTTATTACGACCTTGCGAAGAAAACCATCATCTCTCCGCAGAATTTCGGAGAACCTGACCCTGTTCAGGAACTTGCCAATCGGTTGAAGGCAACTGGTGAGAAAGAGGATTGGTTACTCGCTCGTAAAATCGAACCCAAGATGCGAACATACGTTCCTGTCCTTGTCCGAGGTAAGGAGAATGAGGGTGTCAAATTTTGGGGATTCGGTAAGACTGTCTACGAGGAACTCCTCAAGACGATTGATGACCCCGACTACGGTGACATCACAGACCTCAAGAACGGTAGTGACATTACTGTTGAGTACGAGAAGCCGAAGGATGGGTATCCAAAAACCACCTTCCGAGTTAAACGTAATTCAACACCCGCTACCACTGACCCCGAGGTGATTCAACTCCTGAAGGAGATGCCTACAATTCGTGAGATTTGGGAGCCACCTACCTATGATGAATTGGCAGAGATTCTCAATAACTTCATCAACAACGAAGAGTCAGAAGACAGTAGTGAAAACTCTGATGATGACGGTGATGATTTCATCAACGACCTTGTTAACAACACAGGGAATGAAGACCGTGAGGCAAAAGGCTCCACTTCTGTGGTAGATGATATTGATTCTGCGTTTGATGCAATGTTCTCCTAATGGCTAAGAAACTCAATCAGAGTATCACCGACCAACTGGCGGATGAACTGGTATCCACTATCAACGGTAAGTTTTCAAGTGCCACCGATAAGGCGGCATACTTTTTGACTGACCCCAAGGTCGCTACTGTTGATAAGTGGATACCAACAGGGTGTGATATGTTAGACCTCGCGATTTCGAATAAACCGAACGCAGGTTTACCTGTCGGTAGGATTATAGAAATCACGGGATTGGAGGCATCGGGCAAGTCACTACTCGCGGCATACGCACTGAAGAGTACACAGGAACAGGGAGGGTTAGCAATATACATTGATACCGAAGCGGCAATTAGTCGTGAGTATCTCCAAGCAATTGGTGTGGATATTGAGAAACTCGTCTATGTTCCAATGGAAACACTTGAGGACATATTTGATACGATTGAGGCGACTATCGCCAAGGTTCGTAACTCAAATAGAGACGTACTTGTAACGGTTGTAGTTGACTCGATTATGGGAGCAACAACCAAGAAAGAATTGAATGCAGAACATGGTAAGGATGGATACGCAACGGAAAAGGCGATAGTACTTTCCAAAGCGATGAGGAAGATTACCAATATGATTGCAAGACAGAATATCTGTCTCATCCTAACCAACCAACTCAGAGTACGTATGGGGGTATCTTTTGGAGACCCGTATAGTACAAGTGGAGGTAAGGCGGTCGCATTTCACTCATCTGTAAGAATCCGATTGAAATCAATGGGACAGATTAAGATGAAAGTTGATGGGGTTGAACAGGTTGTTGGTATCAAGACTCGAGCAACGGTACAGAAGAACCGACTCGGCCCACCGTTGAAAAGTGTTGATTACGATATCTACTTTGAATCGGGAATTGACAATTACGGTGGGTGGTTGAACACGATGAAGCAGTTTAACCTTGCAAAGTCGGGTTCGTTTTGGTCTATGAAATTGTCGTATATTAGTACGAAGGAACACGATGAGGATGGTAAGGCGGTTGTTCGGGAATTCAACGGAGACATTGTCAACCCCGAGACCGGCGAACTAAAGGAGACGGATGGTGTATTGAAATTCAGAAGTAAAGACTTTGGTCAATGGATGGAATTCAATCCCGAACTACGAGAGTTTATATACGACATGATATGTGACCGTTCTATTATGACTTACAAAGTTAACAAAGACTTTGGTATTGATGATATTACTATTGATACTGAAGTATTAGGTGAACACGAATAAACAGTTTTATGGGTAGATTGCAAGAAATGTGGGAGAAGATGGGTGACCAACTCGGAACTCCTTCCCAAAAGGATGACAGGGTAGTCATCATAGATTCTCTCAATACATTCCTACGGGTATTCTCAGCAGTACCAGCGTTGAACGATGACGGTCAACACGTGGGTGGTGTAATTGGTTTCTTGAAATCTGTGGGAGCAAACATCCGCCAGTTCCAAGCGACACGATGTATACTTGTGTTTGATGGGGCTGGCGGCTCCCAAAAACGACGGAAGATTCTTCCCGAGTATAAGGGAAATAGAAAAAACCGAGTACGGTTTAATCGGTTCGATGACTTTAAGGATTTGGTTGATGAACGTGAATCTATGAAGATACAGTTCTCAAGATTGAGTGAATACTTTGACACACTCCCTATAACGGTTATCTCAATAGATAACATTGAGGCTGATGATAGTATCGCATATATCGCAAAACAATACTATGAGGGGGTAGATAATCAGATTACTATTGTGTCTACTGATAAGGACTATCTTCAGTTGACTTCTGATAAGATACGGGTTTGGAATCCTATTAAAAAGAAGATGTATACTCCACAAGTGGTTAGTGAGGAATTTGGAATACACCATGAGAATTATCTGTTGTATCGTATATTGTCAGGAGACAAGTCTGATAACATTGATGGAATTGGAGGAGTGGGACTGAAAACTATGATAAAAAACTTTCCTACTGTTGTGGATACGCCAATGAGTATAGCACAATTCATTAACGAGTCGGAACAGAAGTATGAGGAGAATCCGAAGAAAAAGTTCTTTAAGAACATACTTGACAATAGGGAAATTTTAAATAGAAACAACTCCCTAATGCAACTACATGAGGTTGATATCTCCACCGCGAACAAAATGGCAATTCAGTCGTTGATGGATAAAGAAATCAACAGATTGGATATGGGAGAATTTAGAAAATTATTTGTAGACGATAAGTTGTACGCTAATATCAAGAATGTTGATTCGTGGTTACGGGATACATTTGTAATGTTAAACACATATGCGACAAGAAAAACTTGCTAATTACGGATTCGGGTTTCAGGCGAAACTCATTGCATCTATTATTACGGATGCGGGATTTACAAGTCAAATTTATGACATACTCAAGACAGAATACTTTGACTCCGCACCGATTCAATTCTTGGTGGAATCTTCATTGGAGTATTTCAAACAGAAGAAACAGTTACCATCTCTTGATGTACTGAAAGTTTACATTGATAAAATTGGTGATGAGTTATTACGAACCGAGGTTGTAAATACTCTACGTGAGACAGTACGACACGTGAAGTCGGAAGACTTGGGTTTTATCAAAGAAACTACGTTAGACTTCTGTAAGAATCAAGAGATTAAGCAGGCGATATTGAAATCGGTGGACTACTTAAAAAGTGGAGACTACGATAGTATACACCGAGTGATTGACTCCGCGATGAAGGTTGGTTTAGATGATGACATTGGGTCTACGTATTTTGATGATGTAGAGTTAAGATACGCCGAGGAATCCCGAGCGCCAATACCCACTGGGTGGGACGTATTAGATGAGATAATGAAGGGTGGACTCGCGGCTGGTGAACTTGGTGTGGCAATCGCCCCGAGTGGTGCTGGTAAGTCTTGGTTACTCGCTGCGATAGGTGCCAACGCGGTGAAACGTGGTAAGACGGTTGTTCACTATACGTTGGAGTTGAGTGACCATTACACGGGAAGACGTTATGATAGTATCTTGACGGGGATAGCAATAGACAAAATCAAGGACTATACCGATGATGTGTCACGGAAATTAGAAGAGATTCGTAAGACTACTGATTCAAAACTTATCATCAAACAATACCCAATGAAATCGGTATCATTGATGGGTATAGGAGCGCACATCACAAAACTCAGGATGCTGGGTATCAATCCCGACCTTGTTGTTATAGATTACGCAGACCTGTTGAAGTTCGGTAACAAACACATGGCAAAGTATGAGATACTTGAAGCGTTGTATGAGGAACTCAGAGGATTGGCAGGTGAGGTAGGTGTACCGATTTGGACAGTATCGCAATCCAACAGAGAGGGACTGAATGAAGATGTGATTGAGGCGGACAAGGCAGCAGGTGCATACGCAAAGATATTCCCAGCAGATTTCGTAATGTCTCTATCAAGGAAGGCGAATGACAAATTGAGTAATACCGCGAGGGTTCATATTATCA